ATAATAATTTCGAATTGATCGAAATAAGATTTTGGCATCTTATAAACAGATTGCCAAGTTGAAATTGTTATCGGTTTTTCAGTTTGCTTATTTTCTCCAGCAAATATTCTATGTACGTACTTATCGGATACAAAACCATAATCAGCAAAATCAGAGGAAAGTTGACTAACCAAAGAAGTAGTTGGAACAATAATAAGAGTACGTGCATTGTAATACCACGTCAATAGATAGATGATTAATGATTTACCAGAAGCAGTTGGCGATAAAAAAACGCCTCTGTCATGCTTGATTGCATGACGAAAGGCGTCAATCTGATAGTCACGAGGAGTTAGTGTCAACTCACAATCGTTGAAAAATTTTTTTATATTATCATCAGATAATTTAGTTAGGTTTGGTTTGCAGTTGTCATCATATTCAACATCATAGTCTCTAGCAGATGCAAATTCAGATACTTCTTTTATCAAACCAAAATACAACAACGCAGTCATTGTGTTGTAGAGTCTTATCTTACCATCCCAAAATTTATTACGAACGGCTGGAATGAATTTAGCTCCAGGAACTGTGAATGTAAAATGATCACAAAGTTCCTGTGCAACAGATGGATCACATGTTACTCTAGCATATACTTCATTTACTTTGGTGACATATAACTTGTCACGCACCTACTTTAAATTTTTCAAATTCAATTGCATTCTTAATTTGAAATCCTCTGTCTTTAATTGATTTAATAATTGATTCAAGTACATCTACTTTTTCTTGTTGCATAGCAATTTTCAAATTGAGATTGATGATATCTTGATCTGATTCAATATGCATAGGAACATCTGACTTCAACACATTCAGCTGAAATGGTTGCCATCCATGTTCCTTTAATTCTTCTGATGGCATTATACCACGATAATAATCATATTTCAACTTAATAAATTGCTTACGATCTTGTTCAAGTTTTTTTAATAACATATTTTCGTCTGAGAAAATACGAAGATACTTACTATGCATCTTAGGAAGTTTTAAACTTTCATTTCCAAGTTCAGTACGATCAATGTCACAATCTTCACCCCACATATCGTGGATATCATCAAGCTTCATAATAAATCCTATATTTTGGCTATAGTAAAATTCTGATATTTGAATGAGACAGTATTAGTCACATAGTTTAAATCCGAATCAGTTGTTGTGAAGTTTATATCACTTAATGCAAAAGGAAACAAGTCTTTAAATGTAACTTCTATATTAGGAACCATTCCACTATTCATAATAGTAAGAGTACCATCAGAATAAATTTTTTCTTTTGCACCATTTGGTGAAACGCTATAGTGTCTATATTGTTCAAAATTTTCAGGGTGCCCGATACCTGTCAACCAATTATAAATTTCAAAGTAATTTTGAAAGTCTTCATCTACTTTAAATGTAACTTGAAGATCACCATAATCAAGACGATCACCAATCAATTCTATTGGTTTGAATGGTGAAGGAACTTGAGTATATCCAAAAGATAAAGATGGAATATTAACATCAGTAGCAAAAAAATTCAGGTTAGGCGCTCTTGCAAGCGTGAACCTGAATCCTAAAGGTGAAAGAAAATTAATGTTGTCTGGTTGATTTGATAAAATAGCCATAGAATAAATCCTCGTTTATCCTATTTATGCTCCCTCAATAAAATCACCAAAATTTATCTTCTCAATAATCTCTAGTTTGTCTTTGACTATTTTAAACTTAACCCAATTTTCTGGATGTGCTGTGGTCTTGAAGTAATCTCGTCCACCATCAACATCAACATCATTCTTTTGACGGTAATCCCAACGATAGCGTGAATATATAACCTCATCTTCAACTAGTGCGCCTGTATACGTAGGAACAGAAGCAGTGAACCCATTAGAGATCATTAACCCACCACGATGAGGATGAATGTACATAGCAAAGTAATTTGATCCATGAGGATGTGCTTCATCTGTATAGAATATAGCAGCTGGGAAATTGCACCATTCACCAGAGCTACCTTTGATACATGATTCAAGAACATACTTTGCATTGTATTTTTTTTCAATAGTCTCAATCATTTCTGACTTGAGAAATGAACATTCTGTATTGATTTTCATTCTGTCACAATCCTTTTCCATTCATCATTGATCTTCAACCAAAGATGCCCATCTTTACCAACAGACATGGCTACTTTGGTTTCAGATTCAAAGTTATGATCTGCCTCTATTTCCATACCTTTACCGATGACCAACTTATTACTTACAGGGAAACTAGCAACACAATAGCTATCAACATATTCTTTTGGAATGCTCACAGAGAATTCATTCCATTGTGGATACTTTACTGGAGGAGGTGGAGGCGGTGGTGGTTTATGTGCAGCCAGAGTCATCAATGCCTTATCAGGAGCCATTGATGTTGGTGGTGCCTTTGCCATAGCCTCCGCAGCCATCACCATACCAATAGGAGCGGCAGGAAGAAAACTAAAGAATGCTCTACGGTTCATTTAATCCTCTTAAAATGATAGTCAGCATCGAATGCACCTAAACAGAAGGGTCCTGTTCCAACAAGTTCATATCCTATTCCACGCAAATAGTCAATAACTTCCTTGGATTTTGGTGCGCCCATGTTATAATCAACATCTTGCAACTCAAGAATAAGATCATCAGCATGTTCCAAACACTTAGTTGCACCTCTGATAATATCAAGTTCTGCGCCCTGTACATCCATCTTGATAAGATTGGGGAGAGGAAAATTATTAAAGTGTCTAACAGTATCAAGTGTCATACCACGTACACGAAACTTGTTTTCATTACCATAGTAATTACCACCAGATATTTGTTGATTCTCTAAGTAATATGAATTACCACCGGGAGAATAAATGCTCTTATAAAAATCAAGAGGTATGTTATCAACATAAGTCAGTACACCATTATGATACCCATCAACACCAAATTCTTTATACAAGAATTCAGTTTCTTCCATTGCTTCAAAACAAAAGTACTGTGAATCATTCCATACAGTTTCCTTTATCTTCTTTGTCCAATGGAGAACACAAGCTCCAATATCATAAATGACTTGTGGCTTATAACCTTCACTATTCAATTTAGCAAGATATTCTCTGTGTGAAACTGGAAGCAAGTCTTGCATATAAAGTTCACGGAATCGTGCTTCTTCATATGACATATGTTTGATCTTAAATTCATGATCACCAATTCGACTACACTGAATAAATGCATAAAAATTTAGATCATAACTATATTCAACATCTGCCCTTACAAAGAACCTGTAATCAGATGGAATTCCTTCCATATCAACAAAGTGAGGTGCAGTGATAGTTTCAAAAACACCTTTCTTAATCAAACAACATACCATAGGAATAGCCTTTGCCTGAGACAAGGGTTGTTTGAAAATATCTTCAAACCTGAGAGCTTCACCATTTACATCAAACATTTCAAGAAAATACTTATCAGACAACTTCTGAGGAATAGTTGCACTGATAATATCAACATTGAAATCAAAAAGTTTTACCAGTGTGTCTGGTTCAAACTTGACGTTCTGATCAACAAAGAAAACGTAGTCGTAATTATCAATTACTTCTTGAGCTATCTTATTATACATATCAGTCTTATGACCATCAAAGAACTTGATGCTCAACTTGGAATCATTAGGTACATGCAAACCAAAGACACTTTCTATTGTCTCTGGTCTTGGTGTTTTAGATAAAATAGCTAGAAGTATATTAATCATTGCCTACTCTTCCTTTCATCATCCCACTTTTTATTAGTCATATACATATCACCAACCATCCATGCAAACATATACATTAAACAAAATGCTATTAGGAAAAAGATTGATTGCAATCCAAATACATCAACGATGATATTAAGCAAAAATCCCAAAATAAAAAGAGAAACAAATGCTATTGCTATATAGCAAAACCCAAAACCAACTGCTTTCACATGATAGGGCAAGTTATAATTTTCCATGAAAGATTTGATATTCATTTCACACTCCTGTATATTTGTTCCCAATATATTTCCAATCGGGAATACGATTATACTGATGAACAATCGTAAAAGGTTCACCAGCACCATTGCATATCATATCATCTTTCATAGTAAATGCAAGCTCTAAAATGTTATCCCCATACTTTTCTCTTTGTGATGGTCCAGAAACACCCAACTGTGCTGCCCATGCATCAGCGAATGGAGAGAACTTCACCATACCTTTATATGGCGCAGAATTGATAACAATATTATATGCTGCCTGATCTGGTCCACCACCACCATCGACGTATGCTGGCGCACCCTTTGATACCAAATAAACATTCAAGAAAAGGTCTCTCATATATTCAAAATAACCAGCCATCACACCAGCATTATAAACAACATTGTCCTTGTGTTTGGAATGAATATCAGCACCAAACGCAGAATACATGTTGTGATTGTTCCAAGGTTCGTGTTGGTATCTTACACCCTCAGTAGAAGCAACAATAACATTCTTTTGATACATATTCAAATTCTTCTCCAACCATATGGAAGGATTCTTTTGAAATAAAACATCAGTTATATCTGTTGCTATCACAAACCTGATATTGTCAGGACAAAAGTTGTTTAAAATATTCCAGTACTGATAGAACCTATTCACATATACACTGGTGTTATTTTCATCCTCATAACTATTGACGATGAAGTTTTTTTTGCTGACGATCTTATCAACAGTCTCACGAGTAAAGTTCTTACCAACAACAATTTTGAGCCCATCGAAGCCAGATGCATCTAAAGAGTTGCACCAAACTTCAATTTGCTCATATGATAGATTCTGTGCAGTTGCTATTGCAATATCTCTCATGCCGCATTTCTTTCTCTTCCATGATTTGGATGAAAATTATATTTTTTATGTAGGTATGCTACATGAGCAATTGCTTCTTCTTTTGTCTTAAATCTTTTTCTTTCAACATCTTTATAATTAACAGTAACTCGTGCTTCCCATGTATTATCATCTTTACGATAATTCACACCAATATATCCACTCTTGTTTCTAGAAGACTTTGACATATTTTTATAGTTATCAACGTAAGGTACAGACCTTAAATTGCAAACCCTATTATCTTGCCTATCTCCATTGATGTGATCTACAAAATCAGGGTCAACACCATTTATCATCTTCATGATAACCCTGTGTTGAGGATAGTTTATTCCATCAATTCTTACAGTTCTATAACCATCTTTTCTATTTAAACACATCTTTACTGCTTTATTAGCATATCGTTTATTCCAACTGCTACACCATGCAGGGCGTTTAAAATGTTTCTCATCACGAACATTAAAATATAATATGCCAGTTTCAGCATCTAAAGTAAAAAGTTCGTTGATAATTTCTACTGATGGTAGTTCATTACGTTTGATTTTCATTGTTAATCCTTCCATGATTTTCGTGATAATTATTTTCTTTTTCCCATACTTTTCTATGATAAGATGCTTCTTCTAATGTTTTATATATTTTTCGTGATTCAGTGCCATCATCATTCAGCAAAAGAACTTGAAATGTGTTATGTTTGGTGATTACAATTCCAGAAATACCAGTTTTATTTGTCTTACGAAGTTTTCTATTTTTTGCATTTTCTTTGAAAGGTACAGACCTTAAATTTGAAGGTCTATTGTCTGTTGTAATGCCGTTGATATGGTCTACATATTCTGGATCATATCCATAAAACATTTTAAATATTATTCTATGAACAAGATATTGTATACTCTTTATTGTAATTTCAATATAGCGTCTTTTTTTAGATATGGCACCAGCTTTTTTTCCAGCATAGTTTGCATTCCATGAGTTAGATTTATTATTATAAAAATGTGAAGCAGGACGAGTTTTCCAAATTAAAGTTCCATCATCAATATTAAAAGTAAAACATTCATTTAAATATTCAAGTGATGGAAGTTCATTTGTTTTAACTGGCATATCAAAATACCTTCCATACGTATTCTGAATTGCGAGTCCTAAACTTCATGTAGTCCTCACTCTCTTCAAGAATCTCCAACACAGGACTAGTCTGCCACCAATCCTGCGAGTCATAGGTTCGTCCATAGAAAGAACCAACACGAATACCGCACCCAATACGGGGGCGGTTCTCACCTTCGATGGCCTGATAATTTTCTGGATCAAGTATCTGGCACATAGGTCCAGAATCCCCAACACCATCATGCACTCTTACCAATGAATATCTCACTTCACTCTCCCTACTTTCAGCCATTAGCTTCTTTGATTGATAACCAGCCATTACTTTTTCTCTGTAATGATTTTGATTACATTTCCAAGTCCAGTATGATCGTAATAACTATGTAGTGTAACTCCCATATTATCAATAGCCTTATCAATACAACTATCAACAATCTCATTAATCATAGGAGTCAATGCTGTTCGAAGTTCTTTTCTAACATGATCTTCAAGCAACTTGAAAAGAAGATCGTTATTCAAATGATCGCCTGTTGTACTGTAAGCCATATTACCACTCTGGTCCTGTTGTTTTTTCTGTAC